TTAATGCCGTTTATTCTTTCTCTTTTTAACTGCTCATCAATTTTATGTGACCTGTAAACAGAATACAATTCTGCTTTTTTTATTTGTTCTACCGCTTGTTGTAAGAGTGAGTATTTAAAAGATAAATGATCGTAGCATAAACATTTATGGTATTCTATTAAATAGAAGTTGTTTGCGTGGTAAAAGATAAAAGAATCAGTCTGACAAAGAAGATGAGGAATCCAGTCAAAAGTCCCCTCTAGTTTATTCTTTTCCATTCTCTCAAGACCTGATTTTTGATAACGTTTGCATTCTTCTGAATGGTCATCTAATACTAAATGTTTCATTGTAAATGTTTCGGTAAAGATATAAATAAAATTTAAAACGAAACAACACAATTAAATCTATACTTATTTCAGTTCAATAGATTTTCTCTATACAATCCGCAAATACTAAACTCAATTTCCTTTTAGGGTATGGACGTTATTAGACTGACATTACCAGACGGGGATAACTTAGAGTTTCAAATAGCACTCGTAGATGAACCAGCCATTGAATCTAATTTCATGGCTTTCAATAAACAGAATCACTTTCAATTCAAAGAAGTAGATAAATCTGAGCGTAAACTAATGGGTTATTTTATGATAGCCGATTTCGAAATTCTACGCATAGATCAAAAGCGTGGTGCTTACAAAGTTGTATTCGATAAAAAATCAATTGATAAGATCGTAGAAAACTTTTCATTCAACGGGTTAAACCGCAATATGAATGAGATGCACCAGACGGGAAAACTATCAGAAGGTGTTTATGTTCTTAACCAATGGCAAATAGATTCTGCAAAAGGAATTAAAGCACCAGACGGGTTTAAGACTGAGGCCGACGGTAGTTGGTTCGGAGTTGTTAAATGTAACAATGAAGAAATCTATCAGAAGGCTTTAAACGGAACTTTCAACGGGTTCAGTATCGAGGGCAAATTCATTGAAGAGGCAATTGATAAATACTTTAAAACAGATATAGATGAATTTTTAAATAGCGTAGAATCCGCAAACCCTAAAACTAAATCCCTTTATAATAAATTCAAAAATATGAACTTAAAAGAAGCATTTGACGCATTCGTTGCGCACTTCTCAAAAGAAGATAAAGCCGTTGAGCAAAAGTTTGAAGAACTAATGTTAGTAGACGGAGAGACAAAAGTAATGATTGAACCGGCAGTAGAAGTAGGTGCAGCGATTGCACTATTCGATTCTGAAGGTACGCCTATTCCCGCTCCGATTGGTTCATACGAACTGTCAGACGGTCGAGTAGTAGTTGTTGAAGTAGATGGTGTAATTGCATCAATTACTGAACCAACGGCAGAAGGTGAAGAACTGGCAGATGATAAATCAGCATCACCAGCACCAGCAGAAAATGCAGCAGTTAAACGACTGATTGAAAGAATTGAAAAGGTATCTGAATTTGAAAAACAAATTGCAGACCTAACTAAAAAAATTGAACACCAAGACGGTGAGTTGGACGCTTTAAAAAAGCAGAACACTGAAACGGTGGAGTTCACTAAACAAACTTTAGAAACTATCAAAGATTTGGTAGCCTCTGAAGAAGCAAAAGCACCTGTTACTCCTGAAAAACAGGCTTTCAAAATGGAGAAAAAAGAAAACGGAATTAACAACTATTTTAAAAAATAATTTATGAGTTTAGATGTAAGCGCAATTGCAGCGTATATTGAGAATAACGACACGCCCCTTGTAGGGCAAATTCAAGTATCACCAGAAATGACTGCTGCGGGTGTTACTTTAGTTACAGCAGTAAAAGGATCAACGAATCTACATGTTCTTGAAACGGATGTAATTTTCCAATCAGGTGGTGGTTGCGCCCGTACAGCAGCAGGAACAACTGTAAGAACAGATATTACAATGGTTGCAGGACGTATCGCAATCGCTGAAGATTTATGTTTTGATGATCTTGCTGGTAAATGGGATCAAACACTATTGAAACAAGGTTTGTTGAATGGTATTCAAACAATGCCAGAAGAATTTGCTAAAATCTACTTTGATGAGAAAATGGCAAAAATGAAAGCAGCTATTGAAATTGCTGACTGGCAAGGGGACACCGCTTCTGGTTCTGCTAACTACAACAAATACAACGGTTGGATTAAATACATTGATGCTGGCTCACCAGTAGACGGTAATACTTCAAACGCAACTTCTGTAACTGTATCGAACATCATCACAATTTTAGATGATATGTTCTTAGCTATTCCAAACAACTTGAAATTCAGAACTGATTTGGTACTTTATATGCCGTGGCAATGGTTCCAAATGTATGGTGTTGCGACTAAAAACGCTAACTACTTTGCAAACTCAGGAGGTCAAGAAAACGTTTCAGTTATCTTAGGAACAAACGTAAAACTAAAACCTACTTACGGTTTAACAACTTTGACTTACGGACGTATGTTCTTAACTTACCCTTCAAACCTAGTTGTAGGTATTGACTTGGCAAGTGACGAGAATTTTACTTCACGTATTGACCCAGTGACTAACAAAAAACTTTTGGTTGATGCACAGTTCACAAGAGGAACACAAGTGTATTTCACTGAGGATATTGTTGAGTTCACAATTCACGGATCATAGTAAATAACATATTACGGGATAGGGTTTAGGCTCTATCCCTTATTTTAAAACATAAAGAAATTATGTGTACTTTAACAACGGGATTCCCGTACGAATGCAACAACGGTGCTGGTGGTGTAAAACAAGGCTCACTACTAATCACAGATTGGGATAACATTAGCGGAGGTGCAACAATTACTGCTGGTGAAATCACTGCATTAACTCAGGTTGGTGGTACTTCATTCAAACGTTACAATATCCGTAAAGAAATTGTAGCAATGGATAGTACATCAACTACTGATCCTTTGACTGGATCAAATGTAAACGAGGCGGTTATTACTGCTGCGCTTTACAAACTAAGCAAAACAAAAAACACTGAATTAAAACTTGCACAGGGTACACCATTAATGGTAATCATTCAAGATAACAACGATGTATATCATGCGTTTGGTTATGAGAATGGTGCTGAACTTTTAACGGTTCAAGCTATGACTGGTAAAGCAATGAATGAGATGAACGGCTACAACCTTTCATTTACAGCAAGAGAGCAAAACAGATACACGGTAGCGTCAGCATTAATGGCTACTATCTTGGTTGAAGGTGAAAACTCTTAATAGGATTGTTTAAAAATTAATCAAGGGCTTGACGAAATATTCAGCCCTTTTTTTTTAACTTTACGGTTATGATGATTAGAAAGGAATGTTTAGGTACGTCATTTAGTAAGAAGTCACCTCACAACGGTTGCCACTTTTCGGGAGTGATTACAGATAACCCTGAAAACTTTGCACTATACAAGGTGTTGCAATTAGATGTATTTGAATCTAATATTCCACCAATGGCAAACGTAATTGATTTAGACCCTGATTTGGGCTATATTGATTTAGATACAAAACGTAAAAAGAAGAAAAAGTAAATGGCTAACATAGTCCTTCAGAAATCAACTAATAATACAAACGTTTCATTCACGTTGTACGAAAAGACAACTATTGTCGGAACGGTTTACTATTTATTTGAGTTTCAGAACGACCAAACAAAGGTTAAGTACTATCAGATTTTTACTGATGTAAGCGTTGCGGGTTCAGCCCGTCAGCGTTCAAACCTTTTTAACATTGAAGTTGTAAATAGTGGATCAGGTGCAAATAAGATTATTTTAGGCAACACTGGATTATACCACTACACAATATACGAACAAGCAAGTTCAAGCAATTTAGACCCTACAGGTTTAACAATTGTAGAACGTGGGCAAATGAGATTAATTGACACGGAAACAAGTCAATACATAGCGCATGAAATAGATATTACATACGTAGCACACCAAGTAACATTATGAGTTCAACATACTATTTTGGAAAGTCACAAACACTGGAGAAATTCGGTGCTTTGGAATTGCCTGTTTTCAAAGTTGATAATCAGTTAGAGTGGGTTATTAATGGAATGATGAAAGGTTGGAAAAACCTTCAGCCACAATGGTATAATTTTCTTTACCAGACATCGGTTAAACATCACTCAATCATTGATGCTAAAAGCAGATATACATACGGTAAAGGTTGGGCGGTTGAAGATAATGCATTACTCACATCTGAGAAAATTGAAATACGTTCTTTCTTAAAGAAAGTAGAAAAGAATAAGGTAACTCAAAGATGTATTTTAGACAGAGTTATTCAAGGCGGTTTCGCTTGTGAAATGATCTACGACAATGCGTTAAAAAGGGTTATGCCTTACCATGTTGATTTTTCATACATACGTGAAAGCAAACCAGAATACGATAAAGACGGGAATTTAAAAGCACCTTTGTATTTTTACACTTCTGATTGGAAGGCACAACGTCCAAAAGACAATAAAGATTTTGTAGTATTCCATCCGTTCGATGTAAACGAAAAGCCTGACAAGTCAAAACGTTATTTAGTTTATTACAAAGATTACAGACCAGATTTAGGCGCTTATCCTTTGCCTGAGTACATGGGAGGTTTACCGTACATCCAAGCAGATGCAGAAGTAGGTAATTTCGTTTACAACAACGTTAAAAACGGATTCAGTGCTGGGTATATCTTTAACTTTTATAATGGTGACTTAGATGAAAGCCAACGGGCAAACATTGAAAACGCATTAAAGGCTTCTAAACACGGTACAGAGAATGCGGGTGAACCATTTGTAGCGTTTAACAATGCTGGTGATAAAGGGGTTGAAGTAACACCTATTCAAGCAAACGGTCAAGACGATCGTTATTTGCAATTAAACAACCAAATAAGAGATGAGATATTTACGGCTCACGCTATCTCTCCTTTGGTGGTTGGTATGAAAGGTGATAACGGATTTTCAAACAATGCAGACGAAATAAGAACGGCAGTAGAAAACTTTACTGAGGGTTATGTTAAATCTGCGCAGGATATTTTCAATGAGTTTATGAACGGTGTAATTGATTTCAATGAGATCAAAGGAAACGTTTATTTACAGAGATTAGACCCGATTGCAGAACAACTTTCGGAGACAACACTTTTACAGATTTCAACACTTGACGAAATTCGTCAAATGGCAGGGCTTTCAAAATCAGTTACCGAAAGCAATAAGATTGCAGATGCTTTGAAATCGCTTTCACCTTTGGTAGCAAATAAGGTTTTAGAGTCAATGAGTGCAGCAGAGATACGTTCATTAATCGGATTAGATACTACACAGCCAGTCGTTTCAACAACGATAACACAAACAAAAGAGTTTTCAGCTATTGGTTTAAATGATGATGATTACGTAGTATTAGATTCATTCGAGTACAACTTTGAAAGCATTGAAGACGCAATACAAAGGACTTCTGACTTTAGAATGGCATTTGCAGATAAAACCGAAAAGGCAATTTTAGGAGCGTTAAACGACAATCCAAAGTTAAAGCCAAAAGAGATTGCTGAGATTATCGGTAAATCTTTGAAAGAGGTAAACGCCGCGATTAAGAGTTTGAACGATCAAGGGTTGCTTGAAGGTAAAGGAATCACACCAGAAGGTGAGGGTGAATTAGAGGAATTTATTACGGTTTATAAATACGTGACCCGTAACGATGTGCCACCGGTTGAAACAACTAGCAGACCGTTCTGTAAAAAGTACATGGCATTATCTCAAGGTCGTTCTTTTACGATTGAAGATATTAAGGCGTTGAGCGTTCAAGAAGGTTACGATGTATTTGCTTTGCGTGGTGGGTGGTATCATAATCCAGATACGGACAAAAACACCCCGTACTGTAGGCATTCATGGAGCGCAAGAATTGTGAGATTGAAATAAATTTACTATATTTATAGCATGGAAGAATATAGAGATATTAAAGGTTACGAAGGTGTTTATCAGGTTTCAAATATTGGTAACGTTAGAAGGTTTTATGCGGGTATAAAATCATTTAGAATGATGAAACCAATTAATCATTCTGGCGGTTATTCAAGATTAAAATTAAGAAATAAAGGTAATGATAAAGACGTTTATATTCATCGATTAGTAGCAGAGGCTTTTATAGAAAAATCTGGTGAAGTAGTAAATCATTTAGACGGTAATAAAAAAAACAATCACTTATCTAATCTTGAAGTTTGCTCCCAAAGAGAAAATGTAACTCATGCGTTTCAGAAAAGAAAAATGCATAGTTCTTTTGCTGGTGTTTCTAAATTTGAAAATAAATGGCGTTCAGATTTTTTCGTGAATGGAAAACGCACTAAAACATTTGGATTTAATTGTGAAACCGCTGCGTATGTAAATTATTTGAGATTGCTAAAACAAAATAACATTGTAAACAAATACGCATAATGGCTAGAGGTTTATTTATATCTGAAACATTTGTAAAAGAGAATAGTGAGATCGATGAAAACGTCGATATGAAACTCATTAACCCTACTATCTGGTATTGCCAAAAGGAATACTTAGAGAAAACTTTGGGTACTAATCTGTATAACGATTTGATCGCTTCAATTGTTGCTGGAACTTTAGCGGGTAATGACTTGACTTTAGTAGATGACTACGTGGCAGATGCACTTCTATTTTGGGTTAAGCATGAGTTACAAGTGCCATTGACTTATAAGTTTAGAAACAAATCAGTAAACAAAAACACTGATCCAAATAGTCAGGTTGTAGGATTTGAAGAGCATAAGTATCTAAAGGATTACTACAAACCAAAAGCGCAATATTTTACAGAACGTTTGGAGCGTTATTTATGTGCTAATAAAACTCTTTATCCTTTGTACTGTACAGAAGATGAAACGGATGAATTAAGCCCACGTAACACACCGCCACAAGTTGCAGTTTATTTAGGAAACGGTTACCCGAAAAAAGATAAATATGGATATTACACCACAGAGTAAGTCAAAGAAATTCAAAAACATTGACAAAAAATTATTGAAGTCTTATGAGCTTAACGTACAACCAGATAATAAAGATAAGCCGAGCGTTTCAACAAGCGCACTACATCCTTAAAAACTTTGGGAACGGTGGCGAGGCTGATATGGTTTTACATAATCAGTTAGCTACCTATAAATATCCTTTGATTTGGATGAACGATGCACCTTCTACTTATCAGGAAGGTTTAGAGTCTTTTAATTTCAGGGTGTTTTTTTTAGCTCCTGCTGTTACTTTAAAAGATCGCGGCACTGATTTAATGAGTGTAAACGTTAACGAGGTTAAAAGCGACATGATACAGTGTGCTAACGACTTTATTACATACTGGATTCAGCAAACAGATAACTACAATACTTTAGGATTTGATAAATCGGTTAACAGAGATTCAGTAGATAACTATACTGACGACAATTTAACTGGGTGCTATATTGATATTCGATTCTACCAACCACTTGAATACAATGAGTGTGCAATCCCAATGAGTACACCTACAAGTTTGCCTGATACTTGCGCTCCTGTTTTGATTTATGAAAATGGAATTTTAGTAGATACTATTGCAAGCGGTGGTACTTATTCTTATACTTCAAGCGGCGGTTCATTTACTTATGACTTGTATCAAAACGGAGTAGATACAGGGCAGAATATTGTTATAGATGGAACAGACATAACGATTAACATTAATTAGATATGCCGATAATAAACATAAACACTAATAGCACTCTTGCTGATATTTTAGCAAATCCACAATCTGGTTCAGACAACTACGCTTTAGAAGGAAACTCATTAACTTTTAACAATGTTGATTTAGCAGACCAGAACTTTGCTCAATCAGTTGCCAATACAGCAGAACAAAATGCAGCGACTTATGCAGATACAAAGGTAGCTGATTCGATCACAAACGGGGTCACTACTATTGCACCATCTCAAAATGCTGTATTTGATGCGTTGGCGTTGAAACAAGATAAAGTTTCTGGGGTAAGTGATGCGGAGATAGGCTATTTAGATGGTGTTACTTCTTCAATTCAAACACAGTTAGACTCAAAACATCCAACGGCTAATTTTTTCGCTTTTTCTTCAAATACTTATACAGATTCGACCTCATATTATTTAGGCCAAGCATTGAACCCAGTTACGGCTAC